CATCCATTTTTCAAAAAAATGTAGTTCTGCAAAATTTTCAGTCATATAAAATCCTATATCAGCAGTTTCATATCCAGTAGAATATGCTATTGATCTGTAACCATGATCTTCTTCAGAAGACGATATTGAAAGAGGGGGTAGACTAACTGAATAACATCTTATGGTCAAGTTTTGCAGATCATTAATAGTAGATGACAATGCAGACGGAGGGGTTATCTGTACTTCAAATAAATTAGGTCGAGCAAATGAAGCTGCAGTTCCTGCCATAAAGTCTGAAATACCTTTTACTTTTCTTATTTCTTTTTTAATAGCTTCCCTTGAAGCAGGTGGTTGTGTTGCCTGAAAACTACCAGATGAACCATTTCCAGAACTTGAACCAATTGAACTTCCATTTAATCTTACAGCCATTTTCTGCTCCTGTTATAAATACTTGTCTATTCTGTATTTATAAGAGATATATGAGAAATTATCCTAGAGTTGGAAAATATAATGTAAAAAACAAGGAGAAATATGTAGGCAATCTCCAAGAATGCCACTATCGCTCTAGCTGGGAATTGAGATACATGAAATATTTAGATGCTCGTCCAAATGTATTGGAGTGGGGTTCAGAGAATATAGTCATTCCCTATTATAATCCAGTTGAAAAGAAAACTAGGCGATATTTCGTGGATTTCTATGTGAAAGTGGTATCCAAATCAGGACAGATAAAGAAGTATATCATTGAGATTAAACCACATAGTCAATGTCTACCCCCAAAGAAACCTAAGAGAAACACCAATAAGTATAGAAATGCACTGAAAGCCTATGTAAGAAATCAATGTAAGTGGAAAGCTGCTAGGAAATATGCAGAAAAGAGGGATTGGGAATTTATAGTTTTAACAGAAAAAGAGCTAGGAATCAGGTAAATCTATTATAAATATAGGATAATGGAAAAGCAAACAACAATAAGAGGTGTTACAGGAATTAAAGTAAATACTATATTATCTGGAAATATGTACTATTTTAAGTATATTGCAGAACCTACCAATGTATATTATGATAGGTGGCCATTGGTCTTTATTATCAAAAAGAGAGGAAGACTTTTAGAGGGGATTAATTTTCATTATCTTGATGTGAAATTCCGTAAAGTGATATTTGAAAGTATTAAACCTTTTTTATCTTTAAATGAGGATGACGAAATAGATAATGATTCTAGGATATTTGTTAAAAAATATAGAAACATGGTTTATAATGTTAAAAGTTTTAGATTTGCAAAATCTACATTACATCGTTATAGAACTGAAAATATAAGATCACAGATTATTATGATACAGCCTAATAATTGGGCAAGTACTATTATTACAGCTAGTGAACATTTTATTATGGGTCAAGGTGGTGTGAAAAATAGTCAAAAAGTATTCAGAGAAACTTTAATCAAAAGTAGACATAAAAGGACAAAATAAAATGGCAGGAAACGATTTAAGCGATGTACCAAATGACAAAAGCGATAGTCAGGGAATCCATAAATCAGGTAAAGATTTCCAATCTTTGGTATTTCCACAAGATTTAGATGGAGCAAATTATTATCCAGATGTTATTAAGTTTGGTATTTATCACAAACAAGGTGCATCATATGACAAAGTAAAAAATAGAACTAAAGCAGGCCTTGCAAAAGTTACGGCTAAGTTTAATGAAGGACTAGAATTAAGCAAACAAAGAGATATAGCAGCTAATGAACAATCTGCTACTGAAGATAAGAATAAAGCTATTGAATTTATCAATGCCGCAGAAAAGAAAAAAGAAGATGAAGATGACTCTAAAAGTGGGCCAGTAGTAGCCGAAGAACTAAAAGGTGTATTTGATACTGTAGGAGCAGAAGCAGGAAAATTAACACCCGATAAACAAGTAATAACTCATATGCAATCTATTTTCTTAAATATGCCTGCATCTTTAGCTTTAGATGAATCAATTACATGGGAAGGAACAGACTTGGGAGCAGCTGGTGCTATGAAATCTGGTGCCGGGGCAGGGGGTGCAATTGAAAGTGGTCTTCTTAGCAACATGGGTACTATTCTCGGTGGTGCAGCTACTGCGGTAGCAGGGCCTGCAGGAGCAGTACTTGGTGCAATAACAGCTGGAGACACATTACAGGCAGGGTTTGAAAGTTCTTTCAGAATAAAAGCTAATCCATTTAAGGAACAAACATTCCAAGGTATACCGTTCAGATCATTTTCGTTTGAATTTTCACTAAGAGCTCGGACTCAATCCGAAATAAAAACGATACAGAGCATTGTTCAAAGTTTTAGAGCATTCTCTAAACCTTCTTTTCAAGATAACTCTGCTGTTGCATTTAATTATCCACATGAATTTAGAATTGAATTTCTAACTAAGGATGTCGATAATAATAATAATTATATAACTAACGAGTATTTACCAGAAATAAAATATTGTGTATGTACTAAAGTTGGAAGCAACTTTGGTGGTGATACATGGAGAACATTCAAAAGAGGAGCTCCTACTGAAATACAGTTAAGCCTAGAGTTTCAAGAAACAGAACTTATTACTCAAGAAGATGTATTTGGCAAAACACAGGTTGGTTTTTTTAAAGGTTATAAAGGAAAATTCTAAATGGCATATTTTGATTATTTACCAATAATAGGTTATGATGTTCGTGGTGAGAAAAATAATAAACGAGTAGACTTAATAACAAATGTCCTTATTCGTGTAAGAAAGAAATTAAATATAATTAATGCTGCATTGTTTGAACAATATTTTATAAGTGATGGTGATAGAGCGGACACTCTTGCTTATGAAATGTATGGTGATTCTACATTACATTGGGTAATTATGTATGCAAATTATATGACTAATCCATATTACGATTGGCCACTTACTTATTTTGATTTACAGAAGTTTGTTGCAAAGAAATATCCTGATAATACAAATGGTATTCACCACTATGAGGACGAAGATGGCTTTATAGTTGACAATCCAAAAGATAGGCCTGAGGATGCAATATACCCTAAAATAATAACAAACTTTTTATATGAAGAAATGATGAATGATTCAAAAAGAACTATTAATATTATAAGAAGAGAATATATAAAACAAATATTACAAGAATTTAAATCACTTATTAATTAGCATATTATGTCAACTAAAGCAAAAAATTCTACAGATGTTAATTTAAAAAATCTAACAATGCATTGTTCAAGTGGTCTGCATGATTTAAGGCCATATTTTCAGGAATTATCTATTTATGAAAATATATATCGTCCAGCAATAACAGGTGCTTTGGTTTTAGCAGATTCTCACAATCTTCCATATAAAGCACCTATAGTTGGTGAAGAAACTATTGATATTGATATCACGTTGCCCGGATTTGGTGATGGTAAAGATTCAGATAAGTACAGCGTGAATCCTCCCCCGATGCACGTTAACTCATTGAGTGCTAGAAATGTATTAAAACCAAAAGCACATAGATTTACTTTGGATTTAATTTCAGAAACATATATGAGTAATATTCACTCAAGAGTTTCAAAATCATATGACAATGTTACTATTAGTGATATTGTTTCTGATATATACCATACCTATCTCTATGATAAGAATAAACAGGGATTGATTTATGAAACTACTGATAGGACTGAAAGAATTATTATACCAAACATGACTCCAATGAAAGCAATTGAATGGCTTTCTCACAGAGCAGTTCCCGATGAACTTAATGGTGTCAATTATGTTTATTATGAAACTGTAAGAGGATCATTTTTTGTAAGTTTAGATTCATTGTCAGCTAGTGATCCCATCTTCACATTTAAACAAATACCTAGAGTGCAAGACTCTGATGGTGTTGAGTCTATATCAGCTGGTATATTCAAGATTCAAAAATATACATTTTTGAATCAGTTTGATAAAAGAAAAAATACGCAAAGAGGTGTTTATTCATCTAAACTAATTACACATGATATCGTAAGAAAGAAAATATTACAACATGAGTATCGTGGTTTCAACGAATGGTTTGGTCTTAATCATTGTGGTACATACCCGCCAATATCAAATTCACCAGTAGATACAAAATCATCAAGTGTTAAAAGGGTATCTCATGCACCGCCAGATGAAGAAAATTCTTATAATACCATTGATGAAAGGGAATTAGATAGGCAGATTGATAGTAAGATTGATTTTTATCCAAAACATACACAGATGTATGCTAAAAATATAAATGATAAATATGATAATAATGTTGAAAATTGGAAACTAGAAAGAAGCGGTCATTCATCAGCTTATGATGGTATTTGTGTTTTAGTTGAAGTTAGTGGTAACACAGCGTTGAGAATAGGTATGACAGTTACATTAATTTTACCTTCACCAGAAACTACTGATAAAGATAAAAAGTCTGATGTTGAAGAAGATAAATTTCTTTCTGGTAAATATATGGTTACTGCAATTCAACATATTTTTGAACAAGGTGATAATGCTAAAATATCATATACTATGAAAGTTGAATTAACAAAAGATGGTTTGGAAGAATTTGTACCAGTAAGAAAAACACGAAAGGAAGAAGAGATTGACATTTTTAGAAGAGCTACGAGGAGGAAAGCTTAATTATGTTTGGTGATTTTGTATGGTGGCAGGGTGTTGTTGAAGATAGGATAGACCCATTGAAGTTGGGTAGGTGTCGAGTGCGTATTCTTGGTTATTATACTGATAATAAAGAAGATGGCCGAGGAATACCTACAAACCATTTACCTTGGGCAACTCCAAGTCAACCAATAACATCTGCAGCTATGAATGGCATTGGTACTACACCTATGGGCCCAGTAGAAGGAACATGGGTGTTTGGTTTTTTCCGTGATGGTAAGAACGCACAAGAACCTGTAATGACAGGAACATTTGGTGGTATACCTGAAGCAGTATCAAATCCAAAATTAGGATTTAATGATCCAGAAGGTAAGTATCCACTAAAAACACATCTCAACGAGCCAGATACAAATAGACTGGCTAGAGGTGGTGGTGCAATTCCAGTACCACTAAAAGGTTCTTTAAAAATTCCTAGTGCAGAAGACTCACCATCATTAGATCAAAAAAGGAAAGCTAGAACTAAATCAGTACCTATTGCAGATGCTGGTAATATAACAACCACTACTGCAAATACACTAAATATCAATTTGTATCCGCCTGGAAATGAAGTATCAGGTGGTGGTGATATTGGTGTAATTAATTCAGATATAAATTCTACTACATACTCTGGTGCAGCAGGAAAAACAGCACCTGATTTCCATAGATGGAATGAGCCATGTCCTAGATATGGTGGAGTTACAGATAGTGATACATCATATTTACCAGACGTTAAGATTACATCACAATATCCTTATAACCATGTAAGGATGTCCGAGTCTGGTCATGTAGAAGAATGGGATGATACACCATCATCTGAACGATTACATAGATACCACAGGACAGGAACATTTGAAGAGATACAGCCAGATGGTACTAAAGTAACAAAAGTTGTTGGTGATGAATATGAGGTTACACTTGGCAAGAAAAATGTATTGATTGAAGGAACTGTCAATGTTACTGTGAGTAGTGATTGTCGTATGTTATACCGAAAAGATTTAGTACAAGAGGTGTATGGCGATTATCATTTAAATGTGCATGGTGATAAGAGAACTAAGATAAGTGGTAATGAAATCACAGAAGTATTGGCTGATAGAAAAGTAGTAGTCAATGGTAATTGTGATCTCAAAGTAGGTAAAGACCAAATCATAAACATTGATAAAGATAGAACAATTAATATTACTGGTAATGTTAAGGAAAATATTACAGGTAATTTAGCAGAAGTAACACAGGGAACGATGTCAACATTGATTAAAATGAATAAAACAGTTGTTTCTAATTCGGCTATTGATATTACATCTATAGGTGATATGGGTATTTCCACGAATAGTAACTGTAACATAACTACTCAAGGAAATACTGTATTCAAAGTATTCGGTACTTATGGCCAACAGATTACAGGTGCTACAAAATTACAATATAAGAGTACATTGGATGAACGACATGAAGGACATTATAAAATCTATACTGGTGATGATACTTCATCGGTTAGAGTATCGGGTAAGGTTGACCATTCTTGTCCAACTGTACGAACTGGAACAACTGCTTGTAATACAGCACAACCA